CAGCAAATGATGGAAGTTAATAACGGTGGGGATTATAGAGCTTATATAGACCCTACAGTAATAGCCGAAGTAATACCATACTGTGAAACTCTTGATGATTTAAGTGATGATCAAATAAAGAAAGCAACTGTTAAAATTGATTTTGAAGATGGTATCCCTGTAGTCGAAGGTATTCCTTTCTGGGAAAGATTAGATGGTGAACCTATTGACTACTATAAGATTTTCAAAGCTTATAGGGATATGAAATATGAAAACGTAGTTATTACGGGTACAACAGCTTCACATACTGTTATAAATAACAGATCTATAGCGAAATTAGCTGAATTGCATAATATTTCCGGAAGAATCCTTACTACACTTAGTAAGATATATCATTGGTCTTTACGTTGTAAATCATTCGATTTTTTCAAGATTCGCGAGATTTCTTTGAAAAAACAACATCAAGCTGAAGAATTAGAGTGTAAACACTCAAAATATTCAAATGAATTGCTTGAACAGGCAATAAAGTACTTAAAAGAACACCCATCTCAATTAGATCCTAAAGTAGCTTTACAAATGGTTGAGATAGGGATGAAATATGGACGTATTTCTGTAGGACTTTTAGGCGATAAGCCTGGGAGTAGTGCATCTGCCGTTCACCAGACTAATATTAATGTTTCCCAGACAAACAACACTGCCGACCAAATGCTTAATATGCAAACTGGCGCCAGTGGTAATGACACCAATCAAGGGTCAAAAGGATCTGGATGCGGGTCTGATGTTGAACGGCAGTATGCCAATAACTTAAAAGAAGAATCTAATCTTGTAAGTATCTTACATGTATTAAATAAAAGTGGTGCATTTAAAAATGCTATTAGTCCTGAAGATAAAGATAAACAAGTAGGTAAAGATGAAGGTGATGATTTCTCAGATGTTATAGATATCACACCAGTTAAAGACTCTAAGGAAGGTGAAGAGTCATGAGTGTCGAAATATTGAGCGGAGGATTGCCTTCAGCAGGTTTAACACACACTGGTGCGTCAGAGAATTTGTTATCTTTAGTGGCAAATTTAGATATAGCAAATTTGGATCTAACAAAGATCTCAAGATCAGAATTATTAAAATTACAACAATTACTGACACCTAAAATGACAAAATATATTCCTCACGTTCCTACAGCTAAGCAAGCAGCTTTTCTTCTTTTAGATAATAAAGAAGCATTCTATGGTGGTGCTGCGGGTGGAGGAAAATCTGATGCATTATTGATGGGTGGCTTACAATATGTTGATGTAAAAGGATATGCTGGAATTATCTTTAGAAAGACATATGCAGATTTAACTAAGCCAGCTGCTTTGATTGATAGATCAAGGGAATGGTTAAGTCACTGTGATGATACACATTGGAATGAAAAAGAAAAGAAATGGGAATTTATTAAAAGATATGGTCCTCATAAGGAAATTTGGTCAATCTTACAGTTTGGTTACATGGAAACTGATAATGATAGATATAATTATCAGGGTGGTGAATATCAATTTGTAGGATGGGATGAATTAACACATATCTCTTTAGTATGTTATCAATATATGTTCTCACGACTTCGTAGGTTAAAAGGTGTTAAAATTCCTCTTCGTGTTAGAAGTGGAAGTAATCCACCAGATGATGATCAAGGTATTTGGGTTTATCATAGATTTGTTAATCCCAAGACTTGTCGTCCTAATACGGTGTTTATTCCCGCGGGAATGAATGATAATCCACACCTTGATCGTGAAACATATGATGAGTCCCTTGAAGAATTGGATCCTGTAACTAGGGAACGTTTAAAACAGGGTGTTTGGACCTTGAAACGTAAAGGTAATATGTTTAAACGTGATTGGTTAGAGGCTGTAGATGTTCTACCTGCAAATAGACGTATGATACGTTTTTGGGATATGGCAGCTACAGATGAGGAAAAAGCAAAAAAGAAAAATCGTTCTGCAGAACCTGATTATACGTGTGGCTTTAAGATGTCAGAATCAGATGGTATTTACTATATTGAGGATATAATAAGAGTAAGGAAAAGTCCGGCTGTCACTGAGGCTATCCAAAAATTTACTTCTAGATCAGATGGTCAGAGGGTAGCAATCAGAGAAGAACAAGAACCAGGTAGTGCCGGTCTTACTTTAACAGATATAAAAGCTAGAACATTCTTTAAAGGGTTCAACTATAGAGGGGTCCGTTCTACCGGCGATAAAGTTACAAGGGCTAATGGTTTTAGCTCAGCTATGGAGCGCGGACAAGTAAAATATGTTCGTGGTTGTAGAAATATTGAAGCATTTATGGATGAAATGGAAACATTTCCAGGCGGAGTCCATGACGATATGGTGGATGGTGGTAGCGGTTGTTTTTCAGAAATGGCAGTTCTTCCTAAGAGTTCTGCACCAATTGGAGTTGAAAGTGAATATGGATCGACCTGGTTAGATGAGGAAAATATCTTAGAGGGTGCTTTCAACCCAAACTCTAGTTGGTGTCGATATTAAATTATGTTATTCTCAGAAGAAAGGAGGAACTTACGTGGAAAATTTGAAAGATGATCAAGTAGAACAAATAATGGATGAAATTCGTCCTGATCTTAAAGGTGGAAAATCACATCCATTACTCCTTAGTGAAGTTGGTAATTCTGGTTTAAATCGTTGGGGACAAGATATTTTCGAAGAATTTGTTCCTATTTTAAGATTTCCTAGAGCTAACCGCATTTATAAGGAAATGAGTAGTAATGATCCCGTTATAGGAGCTATTCTTTTATGCTCTAGACAGTTGATAAAGAAAGTAACTTGGCGTGTAAAAGCAGCAAGTGATAAGAGAGTTGATAAACAAGCAGCTGAATTTTTAGAAAGTTGTCGTAATGATATGTCTATGACATGGAATGACTTAATTGATGAAATAACTTCAGCATTTGAATATGGTTTTTCTTATCATGAAATCGTGTATAAGAGACGTTTAGGTGATCAAAATGATCCTTCTAAGCGTAGTAAATATAATGATGGGTTCATAGGGTGGCGTAAAATTTCCGGTAGATCTCAAGAATCTTGGGCTGGTTGGGAATTTGATAATTCTGATGATGGTAGTTTAACAGGTATGTGGCAAGATTTAAGAAATAAGAAAGTTTTTATTCCGATTGAAAAATCTTTATTGTTTAGAACCACAGCTGTTAGAAATAATCCTGAAGGACGTTCATTTTTACGTAATGCTTATCGTCCTTGGTATTTCAAAAAACATATTGAGGAAATAGAAGGTATTGGTATTGAACGTGATTTAGCTGGTTTACCTATATTAACAACACCAGAAAATCTGGATATATGGGATCCTCTTAATGAAGATGCTCAAAGACAGAGAAATATAGCCGAATCCTTAGTAAGAAGTATAAGGAGGGATAAAAACGAAGGTGTTGTATTACCTTTTGGATGGAAATTGGAATTACTTACTTCAGGAAGCAGACGTCAATTCGATACTAATCAAACTGTAAATCGTTACGATCAAAGAATTGCAATAACTTTATTATCTGATATCGTAATGTTAGGAGCAGATAAGGTTGGATCTTTCGCTTTAGCAGATGTTAAAAAGACATTATTAGCAGCAGCATTAGATGCTCAAGTTGATGGATCTGTTGATGTATTTAATCGTTATGCAATACCGCGTTTATTTAATTTTAATTATTTTCCAGGGATGACTGACTACCCTCAATTAGAGGCTAGTCCAGTTGATTCTCCTGATATAAAAGAAATTGCTGATTATATTCAGAAGTTGTCAGGAGCTAAAATGCCTTTATTTCCAAATCTTGATTTGGAAAATTATTTACGTTCAATCGCAAATTTACCTTTAACAGAGGAAACAGATCCTGTTAGAGTATTTGCTTTGAAACAATTAAAGTCATCCGACAATAATGACAATAATGATAATACAGATGGAAATAAAGGAGGTGAAGGTAATGCCAAAAAAGTGTAAAATAAAAGGTGTCATTATTCCTAATGATTACAAAAATGTATACAATTGGTTTGGTTGGGATGCAACATGTCCAAAAGATATTGATGATTTCCTTAATGAAGCCAACGGAGAAGATATTGAAGTAGATATAAATTCAGGTGGTGGTGATGTTTACACAGGATCCGAAATTTATACTTTACTGATGTCTTATAAAGGTAATATCACAGGTAATATTGTAGGTATTGCTGGTAGTGCTGCTAGTGTTATTGGTATGGGTTGTAAAAACCTATATATAGCACCTACAGCTCAGATAATGATTCATAATGCAGCATCAGTAGCTCGTGGTGATTATCGTGCTATGCAACATAGTGCAGAAGTTTTAAAGGGTTGGAATAAGAGTATTGCTAATGCTTATCAATTAAAAACAAATATGGAACCTGAAAAACTTTTAAATCTCATGAATAAAGAAACATGGTTGACGGCACAAGAAGCATTAGCTAATAAATTTGTTGATGGTATTTTATTTGACGACCAAAATCGTCTTATAGCATCAGTTGATAATACTGATATGATACCACAGCAAATTATTGAAAAGATAAAGAATAGCGGTATTTTACAGGGTAACCTTCCTAACAAGGATGGCTATATAATCAACTCTATCCAGAAAGGAGATGATCAGATGAATCTGAACGACATTTTAGCAACTCTTCCGGAAGATCAGAAAAAAGTTATACTTGATGCTATCGAGGCAAGTAAAATAACTGGAAAAACTGAAGCAGAGGGAACATTTGCGGAAGAGAGGAAAACATTACAGAACGAAATTGACTCATTAAAGAATGATGCACATGGTGATAGTGACGAAATTTTGTTAGCTAATGTTGATCCTAAAGTAAAGGCTATGATCGATAGTGCAAGGCAAAATGAGGCTGCAGCTAGGGCTGATTCAGTGAAAGTGCAGGCAGAACTTCAGACCGTTAAAGAAGCAAAGGAAATTTCTGAATTTAAGAATATTGCAGCTTCCTTTGATAAGCTTCCTATAAACGCTGAAGAATTTAGTACAATCTTCAGAAACTTCTCTAAGTCTGATAAAGAAGGTTTTGAGAAATTGGTTGCTATGCTTAAAGCATCCAATGAATGTGTTGATAAAGGCAAACTTTTCGGCACAGTTGGTAATAAAAATACTGATTCAATTTCAGCTTGGGATCAAATCCAGAATATCGTAAAAGATATTATGGCAAATGATAAAAAGATCAAACAGCATGATGCCTTGACCCAGGCATTTAAAGAAAACCCAGAATTATACAATCAGTACGTAATTGAGATGCAAAACAACGAAATTGCAGCTGATGGTGAAGAATCATAATATTCCAAATTAAGTAAAGGAGGTATATGAATATGCCGGGCGAAACACCGTTATTTACGAAAGGTTTTATGGCAGGTGCAGATCTCTCAGAAAAGAGATACTACGCTGTCAAATGGGGTACAGGAGCTACTGCAGGTAAAATAGTCCTTGCAGGTGCAGGTGAAAGTTCCATTGGTATCCTGCAGAGAGGTGAAGCAGCAGGAAAAGACGTACCAGTTATGATGTTAGGTATTTCCTATGCTATATTGGGAGCTGCTGTAGCTACCCCGGGAACAAACTTAACACCAGATGCTAACGGTAAGTTAGTGACTGCTGGAGGTTCAGATGTTGTTATAGCTTACAACATGATTGCAGGTAATACAGGGGATATAATTCCTGTATGTCTCGTAACAAGAACTTCTTCAGGTATTACAGGATTGTCAAAATCCTATAATACAATACCCATACCGGTAACATTGTCAGCACTTAATAATGTAAATATTATTAATGCTCAGACACCTGGTTATGCTGGTAAGATAAAGAAGATTTCTTTTATTTCGGCAGTTCCTGCTACAACAGCTAACAAAACAGCTCAGATAAATGTAAAAGTTGGTAATACAACCGTTACTGGCGGTCAGCTTGATTTGACCTCTGCTGGTTGTGATACAATGGGTAAAGTAACTGCTGGATCAGCTGTTACAGCAGGTGATAGTTTTACAGCAACTGATACGATTTCTATCGTAGCAGCAGCAACAGCAACACCATTCATTGAAGGTACAGGATTTATCCTGCTTACCGTTGAAATATAATAACGAAGAAGGGAGAGTGAAATAAATGCCAACAAGACAACAGTCACATATAGATAAGGCTTTGACACAAATTAGTGTCGGCTTTTTTCAGGATGCTTCAGCTTATATAGCTAACCAGGTATTTCCCGCAATTCCGGTTGTAAAGCAATCTGATAGATACTTTGCTTACAAGAAAGAAGATTGGTTCCGTGATGATGCTGATGAAAGAGCTCTTGGTGAAGAATCTGCTGGGGGCGATTACGACATAGATAATACACCTACGTATTTCTGTCGTAAATATGCATATCACAAAGATGTCTTTGAAGAAGACAGAACCAATGTTGATGATCCTTTAACACCAGACCAGGATGCAGTTGACTTTGTAACAGATAAACTGTTACTTAGAAGAGAAGTTCAGTGGGCAGCCACATACTTTAAAACAGGTGTTTGGGGAGCAGATTGGACTGGAGGCGCTTCAGCTAATAATTCAACGAAAGTTGTTAAGTATTGGGATGATATAACTTCAGATCCTGTAGGCGATATAAAAGGAAGATGTACTGATATTCAGGAAGCTACCGGTAAGAGACCAAATACATTGGTTATTGGCCAAAGAGTATTTGATGCCCTCTCTGAACATCCTGATGTTTTGGACAGAATCAAATATACTGAAACAGGCGTTGTTACAATAAGCCTCTTGGCTTCGTTGTTTAATGTTGAAAGAGTTCTTATTGCCGGTGCAATAAAGAATTCAGCAGCAAAAGGTCAGACAGCTACAATGGAATTCATTTTCGGCAAAAACGCATTATTGTGTTATGTTGAAAAGAGACCTGGTCTTAAGAAAGCATCAGCAGGATACATCTTCACATGGACAGGATTGCTGGGATCCAATTCATTTGGAGCTCGTATCTCAAGAATACCAATACCTCTTAGAGGTGAAGGCGCTGAAAGAATAGAAGGAGAACAGGCATTTGACATGAAAGTTGTCGCTGCTGATCTTGGTTTATTCTTCAGTGGCGTAGTTCAATAATGGCTGCTCGTTACATTGTAACGAGATTACGAGTTGTCCATAAAAGAAAAATGTATTGCGAGGGCGATCTATTACCTGTAGAATTTACAGAAAGAGATCGCGCTCGCAATATTTATACTAGAAGAATAGGTTTAGTAGATGTACCTGATGTATCAGATGTATCAGATGTACCTGATGAACCAAAAGATACATCTACTGATTCTGCTAGTACAATCATTGATCCTCCAGTGGTTAGTACACCACAGGTTATTGATCCTCCTGCAGATAAACCAGTAACAGTTCCAACTACTATCGCGGAGAATAAACCTTCGGTTGTGAAACCAACTGGTACGACAACTCCACCTAAAGTAATCCCAGCAAAACCAACAGTATCTAAATAGGAGGTGATTTCATGTCATGGACTTATGATGTAGCTGACTTAGCTTCAAGTGATTTATTTCAAGTACGATTTATGATAGGTGATACAGCATCTTCAAATCCATTATTACAGGATGAGGAGATTAATTTACTAATTACACAATATGGTAACTTAAAATCAGCTGCAGCAGAATGCTGTGAACGAATTGCTTCTAATTTTGCTAAAGATGCTGATTATGATTTAGGTCCTCATTCAGTCAAAGCAAGTCAGAGATCAAAACGTTATGAAGAGTTGGCTAAAAAACTTAGAATGAATTCTGGTGTAGCAGCCCCTTCATTTGTGAATCCACAGCGTGCTATATTTGATATTGATATGATGAATGATAGTTATTGTGAACATCCTGACGAGGGGGAATGATAAATGGATCCCCAAGTAAGAAGTTTAATGTTATGCACTGATTTTACATGGTATAAATTAACAAGTATTTCTGGTACTGGTGATAAAGAATATGCAGAAGGTGAAGTTATAAAAGGTTATGAAGTAGGTAAAAGAGTTTTGATTACAAC